GTTCCGTCCAAAGTTCCAGTTGTTCCTATTCGATAAGGACAGTCCTTCAGTTTAGTCATTATTGAAGTCAATGATTTTGCCTTGAATAAATGACATTCGTCTCCAAATACAGCACCGAACTGAGAAAAATATGCTTCTGGTTCTTTATACAGGCTTTGCCAGGTGGAAACGACAATTTTTTTTGTGGTTTCTTTTGATTGACCAGAATAAATTGCATGATACGGATTCTCGGAAGAACCAGAATAGTCTCGAAAGTCATGCAACATCTGTGCAACCAATCCTGTATTGGGAACAATTATCAGAATTTTTTTATCGGAAGGAATAACGGACAACAAATACTGCACTAAACTGTATATAATTAATGATTTTCCACTACCTGTTGGAGATAATAACAATACTCGTCTATTAGTTATTGCGTGTTTTATTGCTATTCGTTGATGATCGTGTAGTGATATATTTTTTCCATTAGAAAACAAAGACATGCTATTCATAAAATCTTTTAATTCTTCATCTGTCAGAGAATTTTTTTCATATTTTGGATAATATTCAGCGCTGTAATTTCTTTCTTGCAAGAACGATAACAGATGATCCAATAAACCTCGATACAAATATCCATTAATCGTATTGAATAATCTTATTTTACCGTCCCACAATCTGTTTTTAAATGCAGGCGTATATTGGAAATTTGGAACTCGAAACGTAAAATATGAACTAAGTTCTTTTGCTATTCCTCGTTCACATTTTATTTGAAGATACACAGAATCTATTTCGGTTATTTGAATCATATTCCCTGTGTAAATCGTATCCAATCCAATGCAGCTCGAATATTCCAAATTTTATTTGATATTAATTTAACGACTTGTTCCAGATAGTTTACTTTTTCTCTCTGCATGAGACATTTAGATTCTAAATTAATAACATCTGTGTCTGCACGAATGAATCGATCCAAATCAGTTTTAAGAAGATTTAAATCAAATTGCTCCCATCCTTTATCTTCTAATTGTTCTTTTGACATCTTACCTGAATAATATAACCATTTATCTCTTAATAAGATTCTCAGATCGTTTTCTAATTTTGCTAAAACTAGTTTTTCGTCGGTATGTAAACACAAATACTTGTTGTGAAGCTGAGGAATTATTGACGCCTCGTTATTCAATGCAGACTGATCTATTTTGGCGTCTAATTCAATCATTTTACGTATTTCTTCTATTCGCATAACAAATTATATCATAAATTTTATAAAAATTCAAGCTAAAGTTTTAATTTCATACCAACTATATGCAAAACTGACTTGAGCTATTATGGGGTCTGCATCAGACACGGAAGAATCGAAATTTATCGTTGAGATTTCAGTAGGAAATATATCATAAAAAGTTGCAGTAGCTACTGGTATCATTGCACTGTTCATGATGGTAAGAAACGCATCTGAAACTTTGTGTTCTTCTTTTAATATTTCGTATGTTTTATCGTATGTTCCTGCCTGTTTCATCCAGTTGAAAATTTCCAACCAATTTTTCAAATTTTCATCCACCAGAAATCCAACAATAAGATCATCTTGTTGATATTGTGTGCCCGGTCTTCGGATTGGTGCGATTCCGGTTTGGGTACTTTGAAAACTAGTTCCGAATTGAATTCCAGGAAGATTGACTCGTTGACAAAAATAGTTCAATATAGGAATTCGTTTAATATTAAAAACAAATCGATTTGTTGTAAGATAATTGTTAGTGTCTGGTACAACTTGAGGCACTTGTGAATCGTAAGGAAGTGAACTTTTTATAAGATCAGTGAGATTTAATGGATTTTGCGTCATTTGGTTGTTACGGTTGTTCCGGTGGCCAATAATTTCCAATTTGTCGTGTTTTTAATTTTTCTCGATACCAGTCGGTGTTAAGAGCCGTTTTGGCAAAAGAAGTAATTCCGTCTACTCCTGATGACTTGAGTGTGTGTGGAAAAATACCCGACCATAACGATTGGTTTGCAATGTGATCGAGATCTGTAGCTCTACCTCCAACTGCAAAAATTTCTCCATTTTCTTTAATTCCTATGAGTCCTACGGCGTTTGACTCGAACCATATAAAAGGATTATCATTCATTTTATCGGAATGTCCTATAGATTGCAATATAATTATGGGTCTATAATGTGCAACGTCTGAAAATAGTGTAGGGTGTGAAATATTTAGGTCACCCCGATCAATTAGTTTAAAATAGGTTAAACCTTTATTGATACTAATAATTCCATTTTCATTCAAAAATGGATAATGTGTGGCAGTTGGTCCATTTTGTATGGAAGGACAGACAAGTGGATATGCTATTACTTCAACAATATTGGAATTGTTTATTGTATTTTTAAAAAATTTCAATTCTTCCGGAAGTTTACTGCCACTAGTTATTGGTTTGTTTTGTTCTATATTATCGTAGATCTCGTCCCATGATATGGTATCGAACGTATTTCCTAAAAAATTGTGATAATTAAAGTCGTCAGGAAATTCAAAACCGAACTGATTCTTTAATTCTGGGATAGTGGGATAACGAAAAGGTGCAAGACCCGCACGCTGATTTGCGACTGCAACGTTTGATTTGTGTCCATAATTATGATTTATATTGTGTATTGTTTTATCGTATTTATAATAAAAGGCAGTCATTCCTGCAGAAAAGGAACTATCAAAATTGCCATTCTCAGCGGAAGCTGGAGATCCATTTATTTTAATACTTTTCCATGTAGCGTTAACAGTTGCATCATTGACAAATTCGATTATAGTTAATATTCTATTGTTAACATATTTTATTTTACCTTTTCTCATGTCCCATTCTCCGACATTACTGTTTATCGGAAACAACATATTTTTTTCTTCGTCGTTGTAATGAAAAACCAATAAATTATAGTACTCCTGCTGTAAATGTATTAAAACGGCAATAGATTTGTCAGAAAAACTTATTACTTTTTTAATAGAATAGATGTTCAAACTATTGTTGTATTTTCTGATAATATTTTTAATTTTTTCAAAAAACTCCTGCAGTAAGTTTAATGGTGCAGATCCTATTGCGTTGATAACTTCGAACGATTCGAACAAGATATTATTTGTGGAATCTTCTTGATCAAAACTAATTCCTAAAAGAAAATAATCATCGAGTTTCAATAAAGAATCAAATGATTTATTTGTAGGTGTTGGGTTGTGTTGATATGTTATGTCAGACGATGATGTGGATATTTCCATTTCCCCAAATATTGTAAATATTTTATTGCGCAGACCACATACTTGAGCACTGTTATTATCGTCCATTATTTTTAGTATATGAATGTTATCCGAGGATGTATTATCAAATGATAATCCTTGTATATTAGTAGTAATATCATGATAAAAATTAATAGTATCATCGGACCAATAGGACACTAGTGGTTTACCGTTCATAAACGATCCAATGTAACCCAATCCTTTAATAACCCTAGATTCGTCGTTGAACCAATTTATCAACTCTGAATCTGGATTGTCTAATTGATACAGTATTCTTTTATTATTATTATTTCTTTTAGAAGAAACCAGATAATTATTGAATTCAAAGATATCATTCGATGATGCATCAATTTTATCCAGATTTGTGCTTATACTTCCTCCGGAGTAAGTAAAATTATTGGATGCTTTAATTCTATGGCCATGATTGAATATATTAAAAGCATCTATTTTATTTTTTATTTTTTTTAAATTTCCTATATCCTTTGATCTATAGTATATTTCGTTGACTTCCGGATCAAAATATAATTCGTTACATCTTGATAAGTAATAGTACTGTCTAGAGTCGTCGACAACAAATGAAATATCTAAAAAAAGGTCATATACACCAGATGAACCAAATACATCTATGCTTGTATTTGTAATTAATTGTCTATCGACTGTTGATACCGGATTGAAAGGAAATAAAAATAATTTATTTCCGGCTTTGTGCATTATGTCGGGTTCATCCAGAACAAAATCAGCAACGAAGGCTCCGGGAATATATTGTCCACTGAAATTGTATTTGGTTAGGCCGTATTCGTATGAAACTCCGTCAGAAAAAGTAATTCCCACAGAAAGATTTCCGGCATCCGTTCCCGATATGAATCTTTCGATGTGTGTCCATCCTGGGGGTAAAGTTAATGTTGAAAAAAGTGTTGTTTTCATATTTATTTTATATTAACTCGAGGCGAATATCCCATTGTTTGTTAAAATCCAAAATCTGCTCATGGTATAACTGTTATATCCGTAACATCTGGGGGGATAATAGTAGCTGTTTTCTCCGTCTACGTAAGTTTTAAATAATTTGTCGTATAGATCTGTGTCCATGTCTGTGTTTATTACATACTCAAAATCAGTAACCGAAGAACCACGGAAATTTATATTCCATGTTTTTAATTTACTGTATAGTGCGTTTGCGTCATATTTAAACATTTCTAAAATTGGAAAAACGAATTGAATTTTTTGATTCATTCCATAGTCGATTGTTGTATTCGATGCTGGAGGAAGAGCGCAAACAAAAAATCCACTAGTATTTCTGTATCCGCCGACTATGTCTATGACAGGTATTCTTTTCCCATTGACTTTGGGTATCATATTTAACAGCAATCGAATATAATCTGTTTGTTTTGTTGTGGAGGTATTCAGAAAATTATGATATTCATCTTTCAGTAAGTCATTAGTCACTCGATCCGTTGATAACTGAGTACCGTAGGGGTAAAATGGAGTATTTAGAATCTCGTTCCTGGTTTTTAGTTCAATATGATATGATATACCCTTGCAAAGACAACTTTTGAATATAGATGAGCCTATATCGATTCCATATAATTTTCCGCTTTCGTGCAGTGCCCAGCAAATAAAAGGAACATTTTGACCAGCGAAGAATTGTTGTGTATTATGTCCTCCTGCTGCAACTACTCTAACAAATCCTCCGGTCGGTCCATTTAAAACCATTCCATCTTCATCTATCAAGTGTTGAGCGAACCAATCCGGGCTAAAATAATGATAAGACAGTGGGGTAATCGAATCAGCGACGACCGCAGAGGATTTATTAATAAATCCATGTAATTGTGTATCCTCATCTATACATATTATTACTTGATCGTTTACTTGATCACCGGAAACAATACGAAACGGTCTTATTTCCGGCGAGATTTCGAATAATTTTAATGGAGTATAATATGTAGCACCGTCTACCGTTTCGAATTGCATCACGTTTGGATTGTTCAGTTGTTCAGGACACTCTGTTTGAGCCAACGTGTATAATTTTGACAGTGTAGATTCACGAAAAAATTTAAAAAGCCTGATAAGTTCATACCATCGTCTAGTTTTTACAGTCGGTTGAACATATCCACCAATCGGCAAAGTTATATATCCCGATGTGTTGATTAAGAAATTTCCAAAAAATCCACTCATCAGTGTTTGTTTGATGCTTCCTTTGACTTTACTCGTGTCCCAATCATAATATCTGTACTGTGAATAGGGTGGGGTAGATAAAAATTGATCAACGCCTAATGTTTTTCGTGCATGGTCTCCGAGATCTAATACACTCAGTTGTAAATCATTTGAATTTCCTTCTATAATTCTGGGCATAAATGCAACTCTATGTCGCATTTCTTTTATGAACTCTGTCCTTTCGTTATCAGGTATTAGGTCGAACGACCCGTCATTCGAAATATTGGATATACGACTAAAACTTAAGTCTCTATATTCGTATCGACGGATATAGGAGGGGTATGTTGTGTTTTGAATCCATATGTATTGCGAACCACCCAGAGATTGTAGTTCATTTAAAGTATTAAGATATCCTATTTCATTTTGATAATTATCTATTATTGGTGTAAGCTCTTGTCCGTTAGGCATGTTTACTGTGCGGTCTGCGTCGAGCTCGATATCTGTTTGAGTTTTCAGTGTTAGTTTTAGTCCAGACGGATTCTGTTGTTGTGTTATTTTCGTAATTATTGCACTGTAATCTGGACTAATATTTGCTGTATTGCCATTCCAATGCGTGACCCCCCCAAAATAATAAACAATATCTCCAAGTGTTACTTCGTCAGAATTATCATCAATAGTGAGTTCTACACGTGTGTATGTGGATCCAGCTCGGTCTGTCCAAAAACTCCAATCAGGAAATCTTCCCAATGAACCTGTTTGTAAACACATTCTAGGGTTAGGTGTGGTAACTGGAATTCTGTGTAAAATCGTTCCGTCCCTGTAATTATCGATAGATCCTGCATTGTTATTATAAAAAATTGAACTCGTATAGTCGGCTTCATCACCGAAAGCATAAGGCAAGTTAAAATTCGGAACAGAATCAATTGATTCCGGATACTTCGATTTTACGATGGAAAATCCGTAGATATCCAAATCCACTTGGCGTGGTAGATTCATAATCATAGAGAATTCAGAATCAATTTGGGTTACTTGTACTTTTTTGGTATCTATCAGGTATCCATTTAAATTAAAAGAAAAAGTAATTTCTCCGTATCTCTTGTGCGTCTCTGGTGGTAAGTCTGGTGGTAAAGGATCACAAGTAAATGGAACATAGATGATATTACTTCCTGTTGTTTCATTGGGGGGTTGAATCCAATCGGATGCAGTCGCTGATATTGTATAGTTTATATTATTGGGGGTTAAGTTAATAGGGACATTAAATGATGTTGTATTCCCATTAATATTGATATTCTCATTTGTACTAAAACTGTAATCAGGATTACTTTGTTTAATATTGATGGATTTAATATATTTCGACGGCCAAGAGCCACTCGTATCTGTGGGATCCGATCGAAGATCGATTTTTGCGGTTCTGGTGGTTCCCATCGTGTTCTGTGAATAAGTTAGAGTGATGCCGGCAGTGAGTCCTCCGTTGAATTCATCATCTCTTAGTATCATAGAGTTGTCATTCGAACCCTGCAACTCGATCCAGTTTTCTTCCGCCTGATAAGTTAACCCCACAATAAAATTGCCGGTACATTCTATAGACGATCGAATTACCTCGAGGGATAATGTGCCCGGATGATATGAAAACACGTAACTGGGGATATTCGGATGAAATCCAGCTGGACACAACATCTGGAGATGTTTTAAATAATATCTTTTTCTATGAGATCCTTCAGACTGAAGTGTGTCTGGATTATCATCTTCTAGTATTTGTTTCCATGGACTCGAGTCATAAGGAGTAACTATTTGCGATTTTATATTATTTTTCAAATAATCAAATGCATTCGATTCGTCTGTAATACTCAGGGATCCAATATTCAAAAAATAACTCATATCATATAAATAATAACCTTCATTAACAACACCATGTTCTGTGAGAATAGGGTATGGATTTATATAAGTTATTTTCGTATTTATTGATTTTCCATATATCGGAGACTCGTCCGCCTTATCGCCGGGCAATATAGATAACCAGTTACCTGCAAATTCGTTCATTACACTAGACTGAAACGCAAATTGTTCCTGGAGTTCATTCAATTCTTGATATTGAAGTGCGCCGCCTCCTATAAATCCTGTATACTGAAGTGTACTATACGATACATCGAACTCGGTTTCGATCTGTTGACTCGGATCAAATCTAGAACCATAGGTTAAACCAGACAACGGAGTGGGCATAGTGTTACAGTATTTATATGAAAGAAATCAAATTGTTTGAAATAAAATCAACATAAAATAAAAAGGGGGATCGAAATCCCCCTTTTTTGAGAATCAATATCTATTCAATATCACTGAACTCCGTTGCCGTGAACGTTGCGAACTCGGAACACACGGTAGTATTCGTTCGTGTTAGCAACAAGTTGGCTACTTACGGATCCACGACCTCGAGCGAATGGATTTTGTGCCATGCCGTAACGAGTTTTGAATCCAATCTTGGGTTGGAAAGATCCTTGATCCACTGCACGAACCATCTGGAGTGGAACGTATGGGCAATAGAAGATACCAGCGTCATAAGGAGTTGTACCCTTGTAACCAACAACGACATAGTCGGTGCCTGTTACTGAATATGGGTCAACATAAACCTTAATACGACCGAAGAGCGTACCTGCGAAGGTATTGCCTGTGTCGTCAACTGCTAGGTTTGTGTTTCCTGATAGAGCTGAGTTGTAATCGAGAAGACCTGTCATTGCTAGGGCTGATGCAACGTCTGTTGAGACGATGACCATGTTGCCCTTGCCGCGACGGGTGTCTTTTGCGATCTTGTTTGCAGCTTGTTCGATGCGGAATAGAAGTGACTTGTACTTCTCAACCTGCCAACGACCAGATGTACCACCAGCAGCTTCTGTTAGAGTTGAGCTGGATAGGTTTACTGTGTTTGAAGCAAGGCTGTTAACACCGACGTTTGCTGTTGCATAGATCGTA